AGACATACCACGTCCTGTGTTGCCTGTTGTTGTTTGACTTACAATCCTTGAACCATTCTCAAACTCTATGCTACCTTTGTTATAACTAGTAACACCTGCTCTAATATGATCTGGACAAGTTTCATACACATAGCGTATACGTGCCATAATTTCCTGCGCACCTGTGTATTTGTGTGCAGCAATTAGAATAGTTTGATCTGCATTAAACATAGCATACCAAGCAAGATAGATAGCAGCACAAGTAGTTTTACCTGTCTGTCTAGGCATCATGTTTATATTGAATCTATAACTGTGATACGAATGCATCAAACGTAATTGATATTCATAAGGATCAAATAAAAGTTTACCTTTTACTGGATGTTGAATATATGCAAACTTACGTGCAAAGTGAAGATAGCCTTCATCAGGATCCATGCACAATGCAAGATCTTGAATCTGTGCTTCTGTAAACGTTTCTCGTTGATTTGCTTTTTTGGTTAATACACCGTCTAAACTCTTGCTCATACAGTATTTAACCTATTAATTCTTTGTAATAACCCGTATCGAAACGTAAGTCAAATAGTTTACGTCTGTCTTGTTGTATTAGTATAGGAACTGGAGATGCGTAATCGCCGTGTGTAGGTTCGCTCCAAAGCCACTCATACTTAATGTTAGTATCTAACTTTCTACAGAGCTTTTTTAATTTTCTTCTATTTGTGTCGGGTACTATATAGACAATGGCTTGGTTGTTACCTAAATCGTAAACTTCTCCAGACCATTTTGTTATTTGGATTTGTCCTTTTTTCCAAGCTGCTGTGCTCCAAGGACATACAGGTTTTATACGTTCAAAGTATGCTGACCAATCAACCTTTTCCTCTGCCACGGCCTTTTTTTCCTCTGCCACGGCCCTCGTTTGTTTCAATGTCTTCCATCTTTTTCTTACCACGTCCGCGTCCACGACCTTCTGTAGTAAACTTATCATTAAGTGCTGCCCAAAGCTCTTCTTTAATTTGATCTTCAAGTGACATTGGATTGTCGCCACCGTTGGTTGGTGGATAAGATTTCTTTTCTCTATTTAGACCACCTGCTAAATCTTTTATTAGATATTCGTGATCATCATATTTTTCATCTGGTGAATTATCCCATTCACCTTCTGCTTCGTCAACTTCTTTATCATCGTCATCGTCATCGTCTTCTTCTGGATCTAATCCAGTAGCTTGGACGACTAGATTTTCGTCTGTTTCTTCTTCATCAGTGTCGCTGGCAATTCTCATCATTTTTGCCATGTCGCCCATTTCGTCATCGTGCGTATGAATCATTGGCATGTCGCTTGGCTCAACTTCTTTAGCGCCATCAGCACCTGCCATTTTCATTAATGCAATTAGTTCGTCTACGTTTTCTTTACCACTTGCATTTAATGTAACGTTCATTGTTACTGGATTGCCTTTATCTTCTTGTGGCATTTGTTGTGGCATCATACCACCACATTCTTCAACTGTTTTTTGTGATTCGTTTACTCTATAAAATGATTCTAAAATTGATTTCATTTCGCCTTTGGCTGCACCTGCTGCACTTGGTTTTTTACCAGCGGCTGCTGCATCCATGTTTTGTAAAATATTTTTCATATCCATAATTTTAGCTTCCTATTGGGCTTTTGGCATTTTCAGCCTCACCGATGTCTTTTGATTCACCCTTTGGTGTAGCTTCAATTGGATCAATTTCTCTTTCCTTGCGGGCTACTTCTAGTTCTTTTAAAAGATCCATAACTCTGTTGCCTGCTACATCACCCTGAGCACTTTCTCCACCCATGTCTTCTGTGTTAAGCATTGCTTCATATGGCTTATCATCAACAGGTGCTTGATATTCTTCTCTAGGGTCATTTGCATTACGTACAATAATATGTGCTTGATCAACACCACAACACTGTCCAACATACTCCTGCAATACTTGAGGTGTGCTAGGATACATTAACTCTGCTTCAAAATATGTTACATTAACATTTTGTAACTGAGGAAAGTCTAGTGGTCTTTCAGTAATTGGAGTTCGCTTGCCTGAAGAAAGATTGGCAACTTTATACTTCTCTAGTGCAGTTCTTAAAGATTCTGCAAAGCCTTCTGGCAAATCACCTGCAACACCGATTTTAAATTCGTATGTTTTAGTTGATTCTGTTAATATTTGTAGTAAAGATCTCATTATACGTATTTCCTATTATATGTTATTTATCTTTATCAAGACCTTTTAGACGTTCTAATAGACTGTTTCTATCTGTAACAACATACCCTTCGCCGTTAACAATATCACCGTCGCCGCCACTTGAATCACGATCCATCTTCTCTTTTTTAAGTTGCAGTTCAATCATTTTTAATTTTTTATCTAGTTTAGCAGTTTTAGCATCTAAACTAGTTTTAAGCATACCACCTGCAACTTCAAATACTCTACCGCTGTAACGACTTTCAACATTCATGCCAAGGTCCATTAAATCTTCGTATGCAGTTAACGCACGATCAGCAATGTCATTTAATTCGTCGTCGGCCATTTGACCTAAGCCTTTAACAGCCGGTAATGCACTTGCTATTTTATCAAGTTCAGCAATATCACGAACAGTATCTTCTTGTTCAATTATTGCTGTCTTTTTCTTGCTTTTTTTATCTTCGACTTTTGCTTCTTCTATAATTTCTTTTGAATCAGGTAAGTCTAATAATTCTTCTAATTTTTTAGTCATTGTTTAATCCATTAACTGCTACTATTATTTATCGTCTTTTGCCGCCTGTATGGAATATATCATTTTCTGTTATGACTCTAAATATAATACCCTTTTGTTTACACCAATCATTTGCTGCGGCCCATTTTGCCTGATTAACAATATAACTTGCTTGATTAACTCTACTACGTCCTACCTTCTCTCTTAATGCTTGATTAGCAGGTTTAACTTCTATTACTTCAACACGTTGTTTGCCTTGTTTGTTTGAATATGCAATAAAAAAATCTGGGACATATATTGTATGCTTGCCAGTTAGAGGATTTTTATAAGGGATTCTAATACTTTCACTTGCCCATTTACTAACACTAGGATGTTCATCGCAAAATTTCATAAAATGAAATTCCCAACTTGATCTATATGTAGGTGTTCTATTGCCTACATATTTCTCAGGATTTTTTAATGTAAACTTACCTTGTGCAAATCTAGACATGTCATGCTACTATATTTCTTTTTTCAGATTTATCAACACCTTTAGTTCTTTTATACCCTAATGTGCTTATTCTTGCTCTGTTATAGTTTAATATTTCTGTTACAATAGCACTTAATTGTAGTTCATTTAATCCTGTCATTGTGTCTAAAATTTTAAACACACTAACTCCGTCTAATTTTGCTTGTTGTAAAAGTGTAGTAGCAACTGTAATTGCTGCTGTTTTATCAAATCCTCTTTTTTCAAAGAATGTAGTTACAGCATCAACTTGGTTAGTTGGGAAACTTAGTTTTTTTGAGAAGTAATTATTAAAGAAAGTAGTAATACCTTTATCACTATAATTACTAGGTTTGCTTTGTGGTAAACTTGACATTGGCTACTCCTTAATCGTAATTAGCCTTTTGAGATGCTGGCAATGCTTCAAATGCGGCTCTAGCACCGTTAACACCTCCAGTGCCACCGTCGTTAAGATAGTCTTTTTTAAAGTTTTCAAATCTTGCATCATTCTGCTGTGCAGCGTTTGCTGCTCTTGCTCTAGAGAAGCCATCTGCAAAACCTTGTGCTAATGTAACACCAGCAGTAGCAATTAGTAAATCTTTTGCACCACCCGATCCTCCGCTTTTAGGAAAGAATGTTTGTGATACACCACTTACATCTATACCAGCAGCACTACCAATAGCACCTGTAAGAATACTGTATCCGCCTGCTTTTAAACTATCGGAATTTAAGTTTCTAACATTTCTAAATAAGTTTGCTGCTGCAATGCCTGCTTGTAATGGATTGCTAAAGTTTTTACCTTTAGTAATATAATCGTATAAATCAAGTCCCGCACCAAATATACCGTCAATGCCTAATACGCCACCACCTTCTAATGATATTGGACTAGGTGTAACATCATAATGATCTTGTGTGCCAAACCCTGCAGGATCACCATTTGAACCTGCTTCAACTTCTCCTCTATCATAGAACACAGTATCGTAGTTAACTGTAATACCGTTCATCATAGGAGAGCCGCCATCACTAGCATCAACTTGGTCGTGTTGCCAATCACTAATAATAGGGTTTACTAATGTATACTTTGTAAATGATTTTTTAGATAATTGTGCAATTTCAATTCTATCAAAAAACGGTACACTTGGTATATTGTTATCCATACCAAATTTAAATGAATTGGAACCCGAACCGTCGTATGTAGTATCACCTGTTAAACGATTACCATATGAACCGTCATTAAGGCTATGGTTGCCGTCTGCAAAATAGTACTTAAAATAAGCTTCTAAGAACGCCGTAGTAGCGCCAAAGTTATCGTCAAAGAAGTCTATATTAATTGGTTTATATTCTATACCTGTTTGTACATTTTTCTTTCGATTGTATTTGTTCTTAGTTTCAACTCTTGCTGTAAACCCCGGTAGTGATGCACTTCTTACTAACATACCAATTTCTGGTATGTATTGTGCTACTTCGGGTATAACACTTTTTGCTTCTTCTGTGAGATAAAAAGTTACATGATATAGAAACTTAACTTTAGGTGCGTGTTTTTGATTGTCAGTAACAAACAAACGACTAGCATGTTGCCAGTCGGCCATATTACCTTTTGGTCCTAAAACACCATTTGCGAGATTATCAAAAAAACCTGTAAACTTTGCCATACTAATATTTATCCTATAGAATAATGTGCGTATATAATAAAAAAGGGAACCCTAAGGCTCCCTTTAATAAAGAATGGCTTCTAAGTAGTATTAAACGCCGCCGCCAGTTACTAGAGTGTTAACTGTACGTCCGATCGCTGTACCAATACCAGTACCTTGTGGTGACTGAATTGCGTTATCAAAGCGTATAGATAATCCAATAGTTACAGGCTCGTTTGCGCTGTATGCTAATGTCTGGTAGTTTGCATTTTGTACAAAACAACCATAGAGCTCAAATGTTTCTAGTACGTTTGGTGTGTTAGCACCGTTGCCGCCGTCTAAGATTTCAATACGTGTTGTGAACTTGTAATCTTGTCCAGATGCTGCACTTGACTGCTCATAGAAGTCGAACTGTTTCTGTAGTTGCTCGCCAACTAATTTTTGTACGTTGTTGTTTACATCCTCACGCAAGTTAAGTGTGATTGGATCCCACGCATGTTTACCTGCTAGGTAAGCACGTGAGTTGTAAACTGGGATTTCAATTTCTTCAAAATTAACTGTAGGACGAGTTACATCAACAACCTGTTTAGTCAATTCTGTAGTTGGTGTTGTTACACCAAAGTTCTCTAAAGTAACACGGAAACGGTATTGTAGTTTAGGCATTAATAAGCCTTGGTTACTAGCACTGTCTCCTGTTGCTAAAGGAACTGTAATTTTTGATAGTGTTGAAATTGCCATTCTATTTTCTCCTGTTGCAAGTATTTAGCAAAATTTGGCCCCATATTTCAGGGGCCTATTTTTGAAGCCTTATAAGCCTGCAATCTCTCCTGTATTTTTAAGTCTTAGTGGAATGTAAATGAATTCAACTGCTTTAACAGGTTCAATAGCAATGTCTAAGTAAAGTTCATTTCTATCAATTCTGCTTGGAGTGTTGTTAGACTCATCACAAACAACTAGGAAGTCATACAATGCTCTTTGACCTACAAGCTCAAGCATTAAGCTCTCTGCTGCTTGTTTGATCTCATCACGTGTGATCTTATCGTTAGGTTCAAAGATGTATGGCTTAGCCAATTGGTTCAATTGCGAACGTAAGTAAATTACTAAACGTGCTACGTTGATTCTGTCTAATGCACTTGATCCTCTTGCACGAGTCTTCTGACCAAAGTTAACAAGACCTGCACCTGTAATGAATGTAATTGGGTTAACATTCTGTGCATATAGTGTATCTCTTTGTCCTTCGTTTAGTGCAATTGAAACAAATTCACCTTCGCTGTTAATATAACCAACACTTGAAGCGTTAGTAATACCACCACGTCTAGTACCTGCTGGAGCAAACCATGGGTAAGAAACTTGGTCACTTAATGCAATAGTACGCATCATCATGTGGCTTGGTGGAACAACTACATTGTTACCAAAGTTGTCGCTTGTAAAGCCCCATGGATAAAACATACCAAAGTATTCGTCTCTGCTTACTAATCCGTCATCGTTATCTTCTACTGCTAGGTTAACGTTAGTTGCCCAATCGTTAAGTGAAGTAGCAGTTGGGTTTAGTCTTGCTGGTGAATCACCAATAACAAATGCTGTTAAGCCTCTGTCGTAGTTTAGTGAAATCATTTCGCCAATTAGTTCTGAGTAACCTGGGCAAGACATTAAGTTAAAGATACGTGATTCGTCATCTCTAATTTCTTCGTTGCTGTTAACCATTGCTTGTAGTGCTTGTACAACAACTTTACGTTGAGCAATACGACCAAATGATCCGCTACCGTCTTCTTGGTTACCTGACTCAGTAACCCAACGATGTGGATAGTAAGTGTCCATTGCAACTCCGCCAAGTCTGTCGTTGTCTGCATTTACATCAATGTAGTTGCGTACAAATTTCTTAACGTTAAAGCCAGAACGTCTTAGGTTCCATAGCAACATACCTTTTGGATATAGTGCTGGATCTGGAGCATCTGGATCTAAGAAGTCGCTTTGTAGCAAGTCTGCAATATCACCTGCTGAATCACTGTTTGATCCTGCTGTGTTGTAACGTGCATCTGCAAACAAAATGCCTTCTTCTGAACTTTGATCGCCTTTGTCGACTAAGTTCCATTTCTTAGTTAAGTTATTGTACTTGTAAATTGTTGGATAATTTTCAATGTCTGAAGTATCAATCCAAAGATCGCCTGTTACTAGTGCATTACCACCACTTTGTAGTGTTGGTTCTGTAGCACTTACAATTGGACCGTTTTCATCAGTACCTGCTACACCGTTAGCATAACCAACCCATGTAGTACCATCGTGGATCATAATGTCTACTTCGTCTACAATTGAGTTATACCATAGTGCGCCGTCATCTGTTAGTGCAGTAACTTCATCTTCTGATGCAGTGTAGAATGCAACCTCTGAGCCATTGCTGTCTCTTGTTGCTCTCCATAAACTTGCTTGAAGTACTAGTGGACTTGTTGATCCGTCAGTACCTGGAGCATAGTACATGTTAACTACACCTGTTGTAGAGTTTACATATGCACTAAATCCAATCTTAGCAAGAATTGCACCATCAGTGTCAACACCTGCAACAGAGTCTGTAATTTCAATTTCGCCACCTGCGGTGTGTTTAATTACAATTCTGTTTGTAGTTGTAACTTCTGCAACAACATTTGGAATACCAGCACTTGTAATTGCTTCTGCAACTGTGTCAGCATCTGCTGTTGTACCATCTAATTCAAAATCAACTTGATAAGAACCACCTAATGCAGAACTTCCTGCTGTTGTAGCATTAATGCTTAAACTGTAAGTCTTAGCAGCAGTGTTTACACGAGTTGGATCAGCTACTACAATAGCACCTGTTGCTACTGTTGGAGCAGCACCATTACGTTTGAATAATTTAAATGTTGCTAATGGATCTGCATCGCCTGCAACATTAGACTGAATGTAAATGTCTGAAACTGCAAGGTTTGCGCCACCGCCTGTACGATCTAATTCGTATAGTGCTTCTTGGTTAGATGCATAAATTGGAGCATCTACTGAATCCCATAATTGAGTAGCATCGTTCCAAGCCTTCATTCTCCAACGTGCGCCGTTGCCTGGCTCAGTTGTTTTAATCCAAATAGAACCTGTTGGACGAGGACTTGCATCTGATGTTTTAAACTCAGGAACTTGTGTGTGCTTGTTAATGTGTAGTTTTGGAGCAAAGTATGTTCCGCTATCTAAACCTAACTCAGTTAGTAGAGTTGAATCGCCTGAAATAGCAACGTTTGTGCCAGTTGAGTAAATTTCCATTCTACCGTCTACTGCTGCTGCTGTTACGCCTGCAATAGAAAGACCGTTAACAGTAGCAACTGCTGCAACTAAATCGTCACCGCTTGTAATTGTTACTGTAGTAGAGTTAATTTGAATAGCTGCACTTGCTTGTGAGAAACTAGTAACTGCTGTACCACTTCTTGTTACTGGCCAGCTTGCAGTCCATGGCTCACTGCCAACTAGTACCCAAACACCTGAACTATTTCTAAAGAACATTCTAGCAACTGTGCTACCAAACACAACAGCATAATCGCCGTTTGCGCCAATTGTTCCTTTTGGTTTTAATCCGTCTGTACCGTTTACACCTAGTGTACCACTCTCCATCTGTGATGAATCAGTAATTACAAGTGGTGTTTTATTAGTAAATGTTTGGCCATTTGTTGTAGTAACCGCATTTCCATTCCATTCAAAAATGCCAAACTTTGAAATTTGTGTGTCTAACCAATAAGTACCATCTGCTGGTGTTGCTGCTGGTGCATCTGCACTTGGTTCTAATGCAGCAAGATCTAAGTCTGCTCTTACAACCCATGCTCTGTTAGAAACACCTAAGTATGAATATGCAGCGTGTAAGCCGTACTCGTTAAGTTCTCCACCGTGAATTGGATTGTTGTTATTATCTGTGTAAAACAGTGGATCGCCGAAAGTATCAGCAAGATCACGCTGTGATGTTAGCAAGTATGGTTTACCTGCGTTTGCTTTTAATGTACCTTGTGCGGTACCTGTACCTGATGCGTTTGCTTTGTTCTCTGCCGATGCTACAAAGATCATCGGTGTAGTACCTGGTTCAGCAGGTGTGTAGAACGATTCGTCAATAACGCTAACCTGTACGCCTGGTGATGTTAATGCCATGTTAATTCTCCTGTATGCGGTTATAGTATTTCTACGTTACTACTATTTAGCAGGCAAACCATAAAATGGCCGTATAAACCACCTAAAAAAGGGACCAAAAAGGTGAGCTAAATACAATATGAGACCTTTATGCCAATGCGGACAAAGACCTGCTGCTATTAATTACAAAAAAGGAAATAGAACTTACTATCGTAAGCTCTGTGAAACCTGTTTGCGTAATGGACTAGGTCACGGAGTACCTAAATGGAAGCAAGCAGGGTATAAAAAGTTAGACACTTGTGAGAAGTGTAACTATACATCAAAACACGCTGAACAATTTAATGTATTTCACATTGATGGAAATTTAGAGAATTGTCGTCCTAGTAACTTAAAAACAATTTGTGCTAACTGTCAGCGAATTCTTCAAAAGGACGGGGTGCGCTGGAAACAAGGTGACCTAGTCCCCGATTTCTAAAAATAGTACGAACTAATACATCTACGTTTCTTTCTAATCTTTTTAAATCGCCATTATTATCAATAGTGTAATCACACATCCATTGTTCAATGCTCATTGAGCTAGGATCTTCCTTAGGCAAATGATCTGTACGATCTACCCAAATAGCATAGTCAAAGATTTCTTCGTTTTGCATGGCAAAGAATTCACGTTTATTACGCAGTCCACAGTATATTTGATTTTGTGCAAACAGGTTGCGTCCAAGGCGTGCCAAATCATCTTTACAGTAATCGTGGATCATATTGTACCATAGTTCTCGATGATTGTGTCGATCTGCATAACACTCTTCTTCGTTAGCGTAACCGTACTTGTCTTTTAAATCATTGAATATAAAAAGCTCTGAACAGAATTTTAACTTGATTGAAATGTGTAACCGTACTTCTCTAACATTTCGCAGACGGTATCTTTGCCATGACGACCATGGCCAACTACTAATAACTTTGGTAACACTAACTATGGCTCCTATAAAATATAAGTTATATTATAATAGGATCTGGACCTTTTGTCAAGTGTTTTTTACTTTTTTGAGCTTGTCGTTTTGCCCAGGCTGCTTCAAACCCAATCTCATGGACACACGCTTCGTGGTTACCCCATAAGCGTCTAAAATAAGATTCATACGTGTCCATTATTTCTTTTTCTTGCCAAGATTCGGGAATCAGCATACCTTTGACCATCCAATAGTAACGATTTGCTTCTTTGAGTTGAAAGTATGTCATACTGTATTTACAGTAGACTTAGATTATAGCGTTAACATTAACCGATAGTAAAGCCGTATCCAACACCACCTGACACTGCTGTTGAAACTTCTTGTTCTAGTTTTTCCATTTCACTTTGTGCTTCAGCTTTTAGTGTATCACCATTAAGTGTTGATCCGCCTTGTGGGCCAGCAATCGTAGCAAACTTACCACGTGCTTCGCCTAACATAAATTTACAACTAGCAAGTGTGTAATCTTTAATCCATTGCTTTGCTAGATAATCGTCTAATAATGCTTCGTCTGAACGATAGTTGTAAACATAAAGAAGTAAATCTTCTTCTGCTCTTGGACGTTGTAGTAGTGTTAGTTGTTTAGTTTGTGTATTCCATTTAAATTCAATAAACGAACCAAACATACGTCCTACTAATTCTTGGTATTGTGAGAACATGTCGTATGTTGCTAGTCCTCCCATATTAGAACTTGCTAACAAGTATGTGTTTGTATATGCCATGTTGAACGGTTCAAACAATGTGCCGCCATCGCCGCCACCTGTTCTCGAACCAATTGATCTACGGAATAACTTTCTAACTTCTACCACTTCTTTAGGAAGTGTGTACGTGTTTTGATCTATAATAGTAGGCATAAACATGTATGATTCTTCAACACTATTATCACTGCGTTGTCTAAATTTAGACAGTGCTTTGTTTAAAGCAGTTTCGTAATGAATAGGATCTAATTCAACATCAACCATGCCTCCGCCAAGAAAGGCGTGTACGTAATCAAAAATCTCTTGTTTCTGTGTTGCTAAGTTTGCCATATTATAGAAGTTCTCCATATGTATTTATCTAACGATAAATATGTATATGCCAAGACTATCGTTATACAAACCAGAGAAGGGCAAAGACTACGAATTTCTAGATCGACAGATTCTAGAGATGTTTACTGTGGGCGGTACAGACTTACACGTTCACAAGTATCTAGGTCCTGATAATCCAGATGAAGCAGATGCTACTGCTGACCAGCCTCGTTACGATGCTGTAAAAGAAACAAACATACAAGACTTACTGTTTTTAGAGAACAGAGATAGAAAGTATGATCCAAACATTTATACAATGCGTGGCATTTATAATGTGCAAGATGTAGACTTTAACTTATCACAGTT